GTTGTTGTACGTGATGACGATGTGATACCACGTTCCCGTGGCCCACACCAATGGGCAGGTCCACAAACCGTCCGGGTCCACAGACCAGTACTGGAAGTATTCGACAGTGTTAGGGTAATCCGCATCCGCAGATGAGCGGAGGAACACAATCCAGCCGTCCGCAATGGCGTCATCGTTCTTCTTGACGACTCCGGGCCTCGTCGACGGAAATGAGGTGACGTTGACCCAAAAAGCCATGGACTTGGCGACGACATCATCCAGAGTCGCCCCCGAGCCACAATCGATATACTCATCACTCGCCGCTGCAAATAAAACAGCCATCGCCTAGGCCCTCGTGTACTGAGCCGCTTGCAAACCTCGCGCTTTCTGAGAAAGCATTTGTCTTTTGCGAAGGTTGGTATCAGTAACAACTTTTTTGCCTACGGCCCGCTTGCCCCGGAGAGCTATCGTCTCATCCATCAAAGAAATCATCTCCAGGGCGGCCTGGGCTAAATCCTGCTTTAGCAAGCACTTTTCCGCAAACAGCCGCAGGCAATCGCGCGCAGATCGTCCATTGATGTTCCACGACCATTTGCCGGGACGATCAGGATAATGATACAAATTACCGCCAAATCTTTTTTGGAACAGATCGGGAACTAATTTTCCCTTCATGTCCACCTTCAGCTGTACGGCGGTCTCAAAACGAACTGGTCTTTTCTTCCTAGATGTATGTCGATGAACAACGCTAATGGAACCCTCTCCGTCGAACAGCCCACACAGATAGTCATCAGAGACCATGCTAAATTCTCCTAGGCACGGGTGTACCTGAACTGCGCGCCCCGCACCTCGATGTCGCCAACCACGCTGTCGGCGCTCACGTCCCGATTCAGGGCGATGTTTACCTCGTCCCCGGCCGCCAGGCTATCAGCGTTGGTCAGGGTGATGTCGATGATGCTCTCGTAGCCCGCCGTTCCGGGCACGGTCTCCGTGGCGCTGTTCACGGTGTCATAGGCATCGGCGTCGGCATCGGCTGCGTCGTCCGGGCTGAGGGCACACACCCTGGCCTCGAAGGCCACGGTGCCAGAGGTGGCCGAGGTGCACTTGTACTTCACCCGCAGGACCGGGGCACTGCTGTAGTCGGCAGGCACCGTGAAGTGAATGACCACGTGTTCGTCGGTTGTATCGTCGAATAGCCACTCCAGCCACCGAGGACTCGGTACTCCGGTCGAGGACTGCTTCACCTGCAACTGCGCACTAGCCCAGCTGGCTACGTCGCTGGTAGGCAACCAGGAGCCGGCCGGTAGGGGGATTGATCCCGTAGTCGATAGGGCGGTCCCCCCGGCGGCGAAGCACAGCCACTTGGTCAATCCGGCATCGTAGATCAGCAATGCCAGATCGTGTGAGTCGTCCAGGGTGAGGTCGGCATTCCCGAAGATCAGGATGTTCCCGGTGTTGTGCTTGATGACGACGGAGCGGTCGGTGTGATCCGGGCGCAGGAATAGCACTTTACCCTCGGCCCCGCCGTTGATCGTGTCCAGCTCGTCGCTGGCAGCGTCCGACTGGGTATCCACCGTGTGCCAGTTCTGGGTGACCGTGATCGCCCCGGTGGCGATGGTCAGCTCGGTAGCAGCCGCAAACTCCAGGTCCCCATCCGCTGCCAGGCTTTGGATCAGGCGGGTCTTCAGGTCGGTTGCTGAGCCGGCCACATCCGTGCCCAGCTCGGTCTCGATGGCGGTGATCTCGTCGCCCCGCTCGTTGTTATGCGCCGCCAGGTAGGTGTCGACGAAATCCACCAGGGTGGCGAAGGTTTTGATTGCTCCTGGGAAGCTTGCCATGCTCTGCTCCTATCCGATCGCCATCGCCCGGCCGCTACCGGCCCGGCCACGCTTCACGCTCATCCCGACCGCCACGACGTTGGCATCGCTGCCGGTCACGCCGAAGGTGCCGGTAGCCGTTGGGCTGCTGCCGGCCTCGTCCGCTCCCACTGTGTCCCGGACTTCGCCCGTCGCCGAGGTGACATTCTTCCAAGTAGGCGCCCCGCCATTCCGGCGCCCGATGTAGAAAACGTGATCCAGTGGATCGCTATCCACTGTGACGACGATGTCATCATTGGGTGTGCCATCCGAAAGCCCGGTGTCCCGCACCGTACTGGCCACATTGGCCAGATTGCACTTCCACACACACATGGCCATATTCGTCGCACCCGTGCCGCCAGGACTGATCACGATCGCTGCCCCGACATGCGGATTGTGGATGTGCCACATCTCGACGTTCACCGAGCTCGAGAGCTTCGTCGTAACGTCGTGCGTGGCCGCTTCCCCGTCCACCAGGATGCTATCGACATCGGGCGTGCCTGCCCCGGTGTACGAAACGCCGATCACCAGGAAATTGTCCCCCGCCAGGATCTCGAAGGTTTCGCTCCCGCCGAGGGTGGCTATTTGGATCGTGCGTTCCCGGACTGTGATCGCCTGCGCCACGGCTCAGCTCCTGTCCGCCCGTAGGCAGAATAGACATTCAGGATTGAATATGCCGCGGTTGGTATGCCAACGAGTGTGTCTTCCGTTCTCTCTGGCTTCGAGAGAGAGATGCCGGATCCCTAAATGACCACCTTTTCGTTTGGCTTCGAGCGATTGAATCAATCCGCCTTTGCGGCCATTGATGCGCCGGATGTCAAGGGGCACATTTCGGCCTCCCCTCCGTCCGGTTTCAGGATCAAAAAAACCGACCCTACGTAATCTCCGCGTTTCGTGTGCGCGTCTTTGCGATTCGGGAGAATGCCATCCCTTTTTGAGCATCTTCGAAATCATTCCACCTCGATGAGATCCTTCTGGATCGGAAACACCGCCCCATGGTCTTAGAGGATGGCCTGATTCGCGCGCTCGTTCCTGGAGCCTCTTTTCCCAATGCCGATCATCCAAATCAGAGAACAGACCTAAAATAACCATAGTCAGGTTGGTGCGACCGATTTCCCGCACAATAGACTGTGTGATGGCCGACTTGCCCAGCAAATGTTCATCAAGCCTGATCTGCTGCCTGATGGGGATCGTCCGGCCAATATAGAGTATTCGGCTGGCGTCACGTCTATCTATCAAAGCATAGCCGTAAGATATTGCCATGCTAAGACCTATTTGCTCTGAGAGATACCAGGCACCAGGTCACGCTCGCCGGCGCCGGGCTGGCGTCGACCTGGAACTGCAGCCAGTCCCCGGCCGCCAGGGCGGTGGTCCAGCCGGTCAGCGTCGTGTCCTGCGACTTCTGCACGGCCGAGAGGATCGGCGTCGCGCTGGCGGTCAGGCTCGAATAGGTCGGCACTCCGCTGTAGGTCGCCCGGTTGACGTCCACCTGCAGCGTCCCGCTCTGGTCCGCCACCATGCGGGCGGCGGTGATGTCGCACTTGAACGGCACTTCCAGGACGCCCGCCACCCCGGCGCCGATCACCGCCCCGCCCCCGTCGATGAAGAACTCCAGCGCCACCGGCAGCAGGGCGGTCGGGTTGGCCCCGACGTCTTGATTCCAGATGGCGGCCGTGATCATGTCCCCCGGCGCCCGGTTCGTGAAGTCCTGCCAGCTCATGGCTCACCCTCCGCTTCCGCGGACACCCCGTGCTCCAGGTTCTCCGCCATCAGCAGGTTGACGCTCTCGCCCGGCCGGCTGCTCCGGGTCAGCGGGTCGGGCCGGGCCCGCATCACCCGCTCCATCTGCGGGTGGTCCTTCGGGAATGCCACCGCCCGGGCTCGCCCTTCGCTCATCGCGTTGTAGCAGTTGATGCAATAGAACCTCGGGTCGTCCGGATCCACCACGTCGAAGCCGCCGCATTCGCAGCTGGCGCCCCAGCGGTTGCCGTTCACGTAGGCGTGCACCGCCGGCCCGATCGCCGGCTGCATCGCCAGCTCGAACGCCTTGGCCGGCACGAAGCCGGGCGGCAGGTTCCGGATCCGGCGGCTCAGCAGGTGCCGGACGTAGTCCTCCCAGCGGGCCCCGGGCCTGCGGGTCACCATGGCCCAGTGGTCCCGGCCCCGGCCCACGCTCCCGTCCGGCCGGCGCTGGTAGGGGTTCAGCCTGGCCGTCCTCGCTCGCCGCAGCTTCTCCGCTCTCGTCGCCATGTCACACTCCCAGGATGGTCGTCAGGTCCAGCTCGCTGAAGCCGACCTCGTCCAGCAGCCAGGCCTGCCCGGCGGCTGCCAGCAGCAGGTTGAAGCTCACCGAGATGATGTCCGGCGGGATGATGTGCATGCTGTAGCCCTGGATGAAATAGTCGTCGCCGATCTCCGTCACGGTCTCGGCCAGGGTGATCCGGACGCCCGGCTCGCCGGCCACGGCCATCCGCATCCGCAGTCCGTTCACGGCCGTGAATCCGACAGTCTCGATGTAGTGGCGCGGATCCTTGTAGAAAGCCAGCGCCTGATTGGCGAAATCCATCGCCACCAGCGGGCTGTCCTGGTAGGGCAGCACCAGCGCGAATTCCCGGCGACCGTAGGCGGTCTTGCTGGCAGCGTCCTCGGCGGTGGAGATGGCGGCCTCGTAGCCGCGGATGGCCGTACCCCGGGCCTGCAGCAGATTCACGAAGCCGGCGGAGCCGCTCGTGTTCTCCAGTGTCCAGCTGACGCTGTTGCCGCCGTAGTCGGCCGTCACGGTCAGGTCGGCGTTCTTGTCGTTGACCCCGGCCCCCTCGCTCGATCCGAACTTGTAGTCGGTGTCGACGACCGGCGTGATCATGTCCAGCCCGGCGATCCGGGCCGATCGGCCGCTCGGATCCGTGAACCGCCCAGTGAAAGTGATGGTCTCGTTGGCGGCGATCTCTACGGCCCGCTGCAGGGTGTAAAGCACTTCCGGGCTGGCGCCGATCTCCCGGGGCACGCTGCTCGCCCGGATCACGTTCAGCACGTCGCTGATGTTCCGGCTCACCTGCATGCGCTGGATGTCGGCGTCGGTCAAGCTGAAGATGGGGTCGCTGTTGATCCGGTGGTGCCGGCCCTCGTAGGTCAGCACTCCGCCGGTGGTCGGATCGGCCTTGATGTACCAGTAGCCGCCCTCGCTCATCACGACCCGATGGTTGGCCGCCAGGGCGGTGGAGGATTCGTCCCGCAGATCGTCCCCGCCGTAGGCGAAGGTCTCCTCGCCCTCGTTGAACTCGGTGGCTTCCGCCACGTCGTCCATGTTGGCGTAGACGTCCCCGAACAGCAGGTCGCTGCGCCGGTTCTCCTGGACGTCGAGCAGGTTCATCTTGTGGCGGCTGATCTCGTACACGAAGTCGTTGGCGACGCAGATCGTCCGTCGGGCGCCCAGCACGGCCGGCTCGACGCCGATCTCCTTGATGCGGCCGACGAACTTGTACCAGGGCCCGCCATAGAGTCCGGCCCCGTACAGTTGGCTGCCATAGGTGTCGCCGGCGTCCAATGTCACCCGGGTTTTCACGTTGAGCTCGAAGCCGGTCCGGACGCTGGCGCTCTCCGGGTTGTAGTAGCCCAGGGTCGCGGCGCTGTTGGCCTGGCTGTTGTCCAGGGCGAACTCGCAGCGGCCGATGCTCGGGCTGCGGTCGTTAGGGCCATGCCCGCCGCCGCCCGCATCGATCGTGAACGGGTGGTCAAGCGCCCGTAGATCAGCCGTGACGTCGGTCCAGTTGACGCCGTCCAGCATCAGCTGCAGCGTCACCGCCCGCAGCGCGTTCACTGTCATGGAATCAGGCCCCCGCCTGGAAGGTCTGCATCTCTTTGCCGAGGGCGCCGGCTACCTGTCCGGGCGTGCCCGTGGCCCGCACCGCGTCGGCGATCTCCCTGAGTAGGCGATTTTGCTCGGCGTCCGCGGCGGCCTGCTGCGTCGCCTGGCGTTGAAGCTCCTGAGCCTGCGCCAGCTGGAGCGCTGCAATCTGGCCGCCGACCGCCCCCACGGCCGCGGTAGTCGCCTGGCCGGTAGCCGCCGCCACGTACTTGGCGATGTTCTCCGGTCTCCATGCGCTCACTTGCGGCTGCATCTTCTCGCTCTCGGCTGTCAGGTACTTTGAGATCTCCGGGAATGTCTTGGTCCCGCTATACGGCGTGCCGGATTTGTCGCTTAGGGATCCGCCGCTCTGCATTCTTCGCCCGGGCAGCAGGCCCAGCGCCATCAGGCGCCGGGTCTCGCCCGCCGGGATCACCACTCCCCCGATGATGAGTTCCGGTCCAGCCTCACCGACCAGCGTCGGGCCCTTGCCCAATGGACCTCCGTGCTGGCGGTTGTCATCATAGATCGAGCTGGCATACATGTTCCGCTTGATCGTGGTCTCCCGGATGGTCACCGCGATGGTGACTTCCTTTCCGTTCTGCGCCAGCAGGTGGTCGACGCCAGCACCCGAGAGCCCGATGTATCGTTCGACCGCCGCCCAATCTATGCCATAATCCTTCGCCTGCGCCTGGGCTTCCCTCAGGTCGATCTGTTTGGCGTTCAGCTGCACCGCGATAGCCGCGGCCGCCGCTTCCTCCAGCCCGGCCGTGACATCCACGCCCGCCACGGCGCCCTGCTGCAGCAGCGTCACGAACTCGTTCACAGCTGCTCCGCCGGCCTCCCGCCACGCGGCCATCTTCTCGATGTCGAAGATGTCGCCCAGCGGGTCCGGGTCAAGCCGGCCCCAGGCTTCGTTCATGGTATCGACAGCCGCATTGGAGGCATCGGCCATCTCCAGGGCATGCTCTCTGGCGGTCTTCAGCTCCTCGCTGTAGTCGTGGAGCGGCGAGATGCCGGCCTCCGTCGAGGCCGCCAGCAGGTCGGCCGCCTCGATCTGCTTGTGGTACACGTCGATCAGTTCCTGCTGGGTGGTCGCCACGACCTCGCCCGCCTCGTTGACGAAACGGAAGGCGTCGTCCACCTTTTGCAGGCTCACTCCCAGATATTCGGAGGCATCGGCCAGGTCCAGAGTCTTCGTGATGGCGTCCGCCGACGCCGCCGCCCAGGGTGCCAATGCCCGGCCACTGGCCTCCTTGAGCCGGACGCTCGCCGCTTCCGCGGACACCCCCAGCCGATCGAATTTGTCGGCGGCCGATTCGCTCTGGCCGCCCAGTCGGCTGGTCGCGTCCTCCAGCAGAGCGGTGCGCTTCTCGGCATCGGTCAGTTGCTTGACGGTCTTGCCGATCCGGGCCGCGTATTCCGCGAATACCGCATCGGCGTTCGCCGTGATGCCAGCCGAGGCCAGCGTTCTGGCATTCAGTCGGGTCAGAGCCTGGGTGACGTCGATCATGCTCTGTCCGGTGGATTTCCCCAGCCGGTCGCCCAAGGCCTCAGAGACGAGTGCCAACTGCTCGAACTGCTCCTGCGTGGTCACGACTCCCAGGTTCAGCGCCTGGGTGGCCACGCCGATGGCATCCATTTCGGAGATCGTCCCGCCCGCCCCGCGCTGGACCGCCCGCACCACCGCGTCCATGGACAGTCCGTAGCTGGCCGCCAAATCCTTGCCGGCGGCCTTCAATTCGGAGATCTCGGCACCCTGGCGGCTGAACTCAAATGCCTTCTTGGCCAGCACGACGGCGCCGACGATGGCCGCCCAGGCGGCGACGGTGCCTTGCTTGAGCTCGCCGATGCTGTCGCCCATCCCCTTGACGGAGCTCTTGGTGGTCTTCTCGAGCTTCTGCGTCTCGGCGATCGCCTGCTTGGCGTCGGCCGTCCAGCGGATCTTGGCGTCAGGCATCCGGGTCCTTCCTCAGCTCCTCGATGGCGACGTAGTAGGCGAGCAATCCGTCGTCCTCGATCTTCTCCGGCTGACCGCCCCAGCGCCGGTAGAAATCGTGCGCCTGCAGCAGCGCCAGGGGTCCATCCAGCTCGGCCGGCTCCATCTCGTCCATGGCCCGCAGATCGGCCAGGGTGACCGTGAAGCCCTGCGCGATCAGCTGCCGCAGCGCCAGGATCCGCTCGAGCATCCAGGGCGGCGGGTGCGTCTCGCCATCCTCGTCCTCGTCCGTCCCGTAGCGCCCATGGTCGGCAGCCGCGATCAGGCTTTTGGGCTTGGCAGCGCCGACTGCCGATAGGCCGTGCGGTACGTGCTCACCAGCCAGGCCGCCAGATCAGGCGTCAACTCGTCCATCACCGCGGGGTTGAGCTTCCGCTGCTGCCTGTCCAAGTAGGGCCGGTAGACGATCGGCTCGCCGCTGTGCTTCAGCTCCCAGCCGACCAGCCGTTCGATCAGCAGCGGGATCAACCCGTCGGTGTCCGCCTTGTCCCAGAGCCGCCAATGCCGGAACCGCCAGCCTTCCCGCTTGTACAGGACGTGCTCGCCTTCGTGCCCATCCAGTGGGCAGTCGATGCGGATCGGCGGTTCCAAAGGCAGGGCCGTCTCGACGACGGCCGGTTCCGTGTCCGTGCGCATGCTCCACCTCCCGTCGTGGATTCCCGTGGGGCAGGGCCAGGCAGGCGGCACGGGAATACCGCTTTTCGGGTGCTGACGCCCCTAGCCTGGCCCAGCCCCGTGGGCTGGTTGCTCGCTTAGGCTACCGTGCCCCACGCCGGCGCCGTGGCGCCGAACACCCGCAGGCTGCCGACGATGTTGATCTTGCCGGCCGGGGTCGTGGCGATGTTCATCTTCTGCAGCCAGAACTCGCCCTCGAACTCCGGGTCGCCCGAGGCGGGCGCGCCGGTCCCGGTCGGCACCTGGACGGTCAGAGTGTGCCCGCTGGCCACGCCCTTGATCCCGGCCAGCACCGTGTACAGCCCCGTTGTCGCCGCCGGGTTGAACGTGCCACTGAACTCGACATCGAACTTCGGCATGCCCGGGATGCTGTTGTGCGCCCCCTCGGTGAAACCGGTCACCTCGATCTCGTCGTACTCGTCCGGGATGTCGATCGACTCGATGTCGTCCGACACGTCCTGCGGGCTCAGCCCGCTGTCGTCGATGAAGATCGTGCAGTGCTGCCCTTTCAGCTTGGCCATGGTTGCTCTCCTCGGCTTTGGCTCAGTTGTTCGCCAGGACGACGCTCAGCTTGAGGTCGTTGCCGGCGCTGCCCGTCCGGGTCGCCAGGGCCCGGCGGAACTCGTTCAGAGTGGCTGTCGAAGTCAAGCGCTCGCTTCCGCGGGCGCTGCCGTTCAGGGTGAAGGTCAGGTAATTCACCCAGGGGCCCCCAGTCGTGGCCGAATGCTGGATCTCGATCACGTAGGTATCGACGGCCGCCGGCGTCAGGATCTCCAGGTAGGCGGTTCCCCCGTCGGTGTCGGCCGCCCCGTTGTCGACCTCGTCGAAGCCGGTGGTGGTCGTGATGGTCGTGTGCGCCTGCACCACGCCCAGGTCCGGCTTCTTGCCCCGGCTCAGCACGTTCCAGACGGCCGTCACGTAGTCCGCCACCGCCGCCTTCACCGCGTAGCTGAATTGGTCGGCCTCGCAGGCCAGGGCCGGATCGCCGATCGCCACCGCCGCGTTCTGCCCGAACAGCGCCAGGAACTGCTCGGCACCCTGCACGCCGACATCCTTCAGGATCTCGTGGCTGGAGGCGGTCGCCGGGTCGAAGAAGCTCTCGGCGTTCGCCATGAACTTCGGCAGGGCCGGCCCGCTGTTGTGGGCCCCGTCCTGGAAGGCTGTCAGGTCGATGTCGTCGTACTCGATCGTCGCGTCCAGGCTGCGGCTGCGGCCGCTCAGGTCGTAGCCGGCGTACAGCAGCGCCAGGTGCTGGCCCTTGAGCTTAGCCATCCTCGTCCTCCTCGTCCTCTGGCTCGGCCGCCGGCGCCGCCTTCGCTTTCCCCAGGGCGCCCGCGGCGATCAGCTGTTTGAGATCTCCGGCCGAAACCTGACCTTCCGTCAGGGTGTCGCCCGGCTCCCAGCGCCGGCCGACCGGATCCTTCGGAGTGGGCACGTTGAAGCCCACCAGCACCGGATAGCTTTTTCCCGCCATCAGATGACCTCCACGATTCGCAGGTCCAGCTCGCCGTAGTGGCAGAGCACGGTCCCGAATACGCGCATGTCGATCAGCGGCATCTGCACCGGGTCCATGGCCCACCGCCCGGAGGCGCCCTTGCTCAGATCGTTGTCGTGCAGGGCGGTCGACGTCTCGAGCGCCGCCTTCACCGCCAGGATCAGGGCTTCGAATGTCTTCTGTGATTCGCTGGCGTCGTTCACCCGCAACAGGCCTCGCACCTTCACCCGGTAGGTGACCTGCTCGACCTCCGTGCCCGAAAGTCCGAAGCCGATCATCTCGCTCTCGGTGCCTTGGAGCGCGATGGTCCAGCCCCGCAGCTGGTCGACCCCCCCGATCGTGACCTGATACAGCGTGAGCAGGGTCGTCCAATCGTCGGCGAAGCGCTCGTAGTCATAGGTGGCGCCGACGTTGGTGACCGTGTCGATGGCCGCCAGCACCTTCGCCCGGGCCCCTGTCGTCGCCGTGCCCCAGTTGTAGGCCATGGCTCACCTCAGCGCCGCGAACCGCTTCACGGCCCGTACCGGCACCTGGTCCATCACCCGCTGCAACCGACCCTCGCCGCCCTCATCCCAGGCCTTCTGGAACATGTGGACGCCGACATTCGCCGTTCCCCGACTCGTGCCTCTTCCGATCGCCCGGGCGATCAGGAAGGCGGCCGAGCGGCTCTCCGGGCCCGGCGGGACTCCCAGCTTCCGGATCGTCCACAGCTCGATCGGCTCCTGCGGCGGCCACCGGCCGGCCCGCCTGCCGAACTCGACGTAGTTGGCATAGAGCTGAGTGGACGTGGCCGAGCCCATGCTGGCGCCCTGGACGTCCCGGGCTGCGATCTCTCCGACGAGCTCGGTGAACGCGTCGCCGTTTCGTTGAAATCCGATCGAGCCCCGCAGCGTGCCGAAGTTGACCGGTGTCCTGGCGCTCACCATCGTCGTAAGCAGGGCGCCCGCCTCGTCGAAGCCGACCCGCGCCTCCTCGTTCAGGATCGGTCCCATCTCCGGGAAGAGCTGCGCCAGCCGTATCGCTTCGCTCATGTCGACCGTGTAGTCGATCACCGGGAGCGCCTTGTGTGGAAGAGGAAGCCCTGCCCGTGGGGCGGCTCCAGGTCCAGGTCCAGGCCGAATGCGCTGGGCGGCAGCGGCCTATCCTTGCCGATGCCCAGCAGCTGCTCGTACTTCGCCTTGAGATCCTTGGCCAGGCTGCGGTAGATGTCCGCCTGGGTGCGCCGGTCGGCCACGTCCGCCGTGATGGTCGAGGCCTGCTTCTGCCCGTAGCGCACCGCCAGGCGCGTGCAACCGTCGCTGGCCGCCAGGTAGCACAGCGCCTCGAAGTGCTCGGGCGGGGTGTCGATGTAGGGATCGCTCGCCTCCGTCCAGACGAAAGGCCGGTCGATCGTCATCCGCACGTTCTCGGTCGTCGCCGGCCGGTGGGCCGGGAAGCGCAGCCAGGTGCCGTCGGCCGACTGGAAGATCTCCCATTCGTCCTGCTGCAGGACCTGCGGAGTCTCGTCGGAGAGCGGGTCGGCGGCCGGGTACTCCACGCTCAGCGGCGCGCCCAGCTCCTCCTCCCATCCCGGGGTGGAAGCGGTCACCTCCAGGATCCCCTGGCTGGCCGTGCCGAAGGCGGTCCAGGCGCTGCCATCCCAGGTCGAGACGTCGTTGGTCGGGCTGCCCGTCTGCTTGACGCCCAGGTTGACCTCGTTCGTCCCGCTGGCATAGGTGTAGCCGCTGGAGCCGAGCACGGCATGGTAGTCTCCGGCCGGCAGGCTCACCGGGTTGGCCAGCGCGAAGCGCACCTTGGCGTCTCGGCCGAGCGGCGCTCCCCAGGTATCGTCGATGTCCACCGCGGTGGCGGTCGCCACCAGGCTCACCGGCAGGTCGCCCGCCCCGCTGTCCGTGAAGATCTCCCCGGTCACGGTGCCGGCGACGGTCGTGCCAACCCGGCGCAGGAACATGGCGAAATCGCGGACCTCCATGCGCCGGTCCAGGGTGAACTTGACCGCCAGCTTGCTGTCGGCCCCGGTGCTCTTGAGGTCGATGCCAGCGTCGCGGTCGTCCTCGTCGACGTCGACCGTCTTGCCGTACATCAGGTAGAAGCCGCTGGCATCTCCCGGGAACTCGACCGCCTGCGTCCGGGGCAGGTCCAGCTGGTACAGCCGGACCGCCTCGCGGATGGCCAGATCCCGGTCGGCCGTGGGCAGGTCGCCGTCCGTGATGCCCTGCAGGATCGAATCGACCCGGGCGTTGAACGTCGAGAGCTTCGTCAGCGTGGCCATGGTCTCGCTCCTCAGAGCGCCGTCACCTGGAAGTCGTCCCAGCGCACCTGACCGAATCCGCCAGCGTTGTTGAAGAAGCCGTGCGCCGAGACGGTCTGGTGAGCTGCGTCGGTCGCCTCGACGAGCAGGACGTCGTCGACATAGCCCTGGAGGCTGTCGCCGTCCATCTGCAGCCGGATCACTTCCCCGGCGGCGAAGGCGTGCGCCGCGCTGTCCAGCTGCGTGAAGCTGCCGCCGACATTCTTCCAGATCTCCAGGTTCCCGGTGACCGCGTTGGTCACCAATAGGATGTAGTTATTGGCATCGGTCAG